CGCCCTTCGTCGATCAGCGCCTGAGCGACGGTCGGTGCGCTTTGCTTCACCGTCTCGACGGTCAGGACCGCAGCGATGGCGGGAACCGGCGCGGATACCGGCGGCGTGTTTGCAGTCGTCATTGATTGCTCCGTTGTGATTGACGGGTCACCGACCCGAATTGCAGGGACCGGCTTGGCGGCCAAGCGCTCACCACTCGCCAACCGATTGAGGATCTCGGCGCGGGACATCGCGCCATCAGCCAAGCCGGACTCGACGGCGTGACGACCGACGAACACCCGGCCATCGGCCATGCGATCAAGCACCGTGTCGACGTCGACGCCGCGATTGCGGGCTATCGTCTCCACGAACACCTCGTAGATCGCGTCGACCTGTGCCTGCAGATCAGCTCGACCCTCGTCCGTCAGCGGGCCGTACTGCGAAGAGATCCGCTTGTACCGGCCGGCCGTGATCTCGGTGGTCTTCACACCTTGGCTGCGCTCACGGCCCGATACGTCGACGTGCGTAGCGACGACTCCGATCGACCCCAGCACGGCAACACCCGAGGAGATCCACACGCTGTCGGCGGCAGCGCCAATCCAATACGCGCCCGAGGTCATCTGGCCAGCGGTCCAGGCGGCGATAGGCATGACGTCGCGGATCTCGCGCACCAGCGCGCCGACCTCCGGCACGCCGAACGCCGAGCCGCCGGGACTGTCGATGTCCAGCAAGATGGCACGGACGATCGGATCGTTGGCGGCCGTCGAGAGCTGCCGCTGCAGTACCTGGGCAGATGCGCCGCCCGAGATCTGCATGAAGAGATTCGCCTTTGGTGCGATCACGCCTTCCACGCTGATGATCGCCACGCCGTCTTCTACGACATAGTCACGTCGGGCTGACCCGCCCTGCATCGGCCGGCCGAGCCGCGCCTCGGCAGCCGCGATATCGATCGACTCCCCGCGTAGTCGCGTCTCGTAGATCTGCCGGATCTCCAGCAGCTTCTCCGGCGTGATGACCCACGGGGAGGTGACGATGTCGAGCACGCTCATGCCGCCTCCTCCGTTTCGTCGGCCTTCTCAGGCTCGTCCGCTTTGTCGGGCCGATCCGGATCCTGTGCGGGCCCTCCGCCGCCCTTCGGCGCCTGTGGTGCTCCGGGTGCAACGGCGCGCGCCGGGTCGGCGCCGAGCAAGCCACCCCTCTTCAGTTGCACGCGCTCACGGATCTTCTGCGGCAGCGTCGAACTGAAGTCGGAGCCGAACAGCTCCATTTCCGCTCGCTCGCGCGTGATGAGGTTTGCATCGATCGCGTCGACCATCGCGCCGACCTCATCTCTTGGATTCAGCGTCCCAGCCGAATCACCCGTCCACACCGCTGCGCAGTAGGCAGCCCGCAGCCGCTGGTCTCGAAAGATGCCCGGCGCGGAGATGAGGCCCGAGGCCACCGCCTCTTCGAGCCACGCCTCATACACCGGCTGGCAGAACGTTCTTGCGAGCCACACACGCCGCCCCTTGAAGAACACCCAGGCGTCCAGAAGCGCAGCCCGCGCCGCCGAATAGCTCGCCGTGAAATGCTTGACCAACACCTCGAAGGGCAACTCGAGCGCGACTCCAATCTGTCGCACGAGCGCCAGCATGAACGGATCGAACGCCGTGTTCGGGCGGCCCGGCTGGTGGTCCTTGACCACGTCGCCAGGCTCGAGCGCAATGACGCCACCCTCCTCGAAGAGCGCATCCTTGAACGAGTCATAGGACGCACCGCGCTTTTCGCCCAGCGACCCTGGCTCGGGGATGTACCCCTCGGGGAATGGCGACTCAATGAAGATCGCGTGAAACGCACTCAGGACCGCTGCAGCGACTTCCGCATCCGTGTAGCGCCCCGCCTGCTTGATCAGCTTGATCACGGGCGCCAGGTGCGGAATGCCGCGCGTCTGCCCTGGCCGCAACTGGCGGTAGTGGTGCAGAAGCGCGGGGGTGCCTCTTGCCGTGCGCGCATCGCGCCACTGCCCAGCGTACCGGGGCTTCGATCCGATATGCAAAGAGCCCGGATGCTGGTCATACACGTGATACCGGCGAACCTCGCCAGTAGCCGGGTCGAACTCCACACCGTCGAAGCGGCCTTCCGCATCCATCTGACCGGCCGGGTTCCCGACCCGGTCGGCCTCCAGGACCTGCAGCGCCAGCCGATAGGGCCAGCCCGGGGTTTCACGCCCCGCCAGCACCGTGAACGAATCGCCCGAATCCAGCGCGCCCCGAAATACCACCTCCTGCAGAGAGTAGAACGTCTCCTTGCGCGCCAGGTCGCAGTGCGTGGAGTCCGCGAACAGGCCGAACTCCTCCATCACCTGCTGCGACCACTCGGCCGCTTTCTCGTCAGTCCAGTTCAGCAGGCGCGCCATCGGCTGCGGTCGCACCGACAGTCCCGAACCGACCACGCGCGTCGCGATCGTGTGAATCGCGCCTCCGGCCAACGGATTGTTCCGCGCCAGGTCGCGAGTGCGCGCCCGCATCTCCTTGAGTCCAAGACCGATGTCAGTATCCGGGCTGCTGGCAGAGGTGAACCAACTCTTCAGAGCTGACGAGGTCTGGCTTGCGCCCTCGTATCCGCCCATCGCATCGAACCGGATCCGCTCCGCGAGGCGTCGTCGGCCTGCAGCCGGATTCATGTATCCGACCATCCGGTCGACGAAGTTCGGGCGAATCGCCCCCCGGCGACTCAACGCGGCACTCCGCGATAGAGCCGGCCGCCGCGTCCCACCTGGCGACGCCGAAGCTCGCCCCGAATCTGCGTGATCTCGGCCGCCACCGACGAGTGGTCGGCGCGCTGCAGGCGCCGATCGCCGATCTGATAGGACTGCCCGGAGAGGATCTTCCTTTCCGCAGCCAGCAGCAGATCGAGCCGCTCGCGCAGCTCGGTGACGGTCAGATCGCTCACGCAGTTGTCCCTTCAGAGAACACGAAACCGCCGACCGCTCGACGGCGGAGGTGATGGCGCTGGCGCCGCACGGGCATCGTCGATCATTGCTGGCGGCCTCGCCTGTGCCGCCGGCTCGGCGACGTCGACATGAAGCGCCGGCCGGGTTTCGCTGGCGGGCCGCGATGGCTCTGCCGCCACCGCTTCGCTCACCGGCGACAGCAGGTCCGGTTCCGCCGGCGCGATGCGGCTGCGCAGCCGCTGCCACATCTCCGCCGTGTACCGGTGCAGATCCAGGCAGTGCGCGGCGAAGAGGGCGTACACCGCGCAGTCCCACGCTTCGTTTCGACGGCCCGTGATCTTCTGCCATACCCAGCGTTCGCCGCGCGCCGTCTTGGCTCGCACGCGCTCCTCGCTGGCCATCTGCTCAAACCAATCATCTGGCAGGTCGTTCGCCAGATGCACGAACCCGGGGCCGGCATCACGCATCCGCAGGTGCGCGTGCCACCAGTCTTTCGCGGTATTCGTGCCGACCATCCAGAGCAGCACGCCGCCCTTGATGATCCGCCCCGCGAGGTTGACGTCTTGCGGGGACGCCTTCCCCTTGACCGGCCCACCGGGCTTGTCCTGCCCTTTCACCGCGAAGGTGCGGCGGTGCCAGGTCAGGCCGTTCGCCTGGCAGCGCACCACGCGCCGGACCCGGCAGTACGCGTACACCTCGTGCGCGTTGTATCCGGTGTCCACTGCCACGGCATCGATCGCCAGCGTCGCGCCGCTCTCGTGTCGGTACCGATGCGTCTGCAGGACGTCCAGCCTCTCCCAGACCGTCGGCAAGCCGCCCGGCAGCCGCTCGGTCTGTGCGGTATCCCCCCAGATCTGGTGCGTATCCACGATCGCGCATTCCAGTCCAGGTCCCCAACCCCACACGTTCAGCTCCAATCGATTCGGCTGGACGTCGACACTCCCTGTCAGCACCAGGCACGGCATCGGGACCATCCCCAGCGGCCGCTGGCCCTTGCGTTCGGCGAGCACGTCGCTGTCGAGCCGCGAACCCTCTTCGCGGAAAGTCTGCGCCAGCCGAGTGTTGCGCCACGTCTTGAGCAGAGCCGGATCGCCCCGTGCAGACGCCTGAACGGCCTCGAGATACTCCTTGACGATCTGCCGCCAGGCGAGCCAGCCGACGGGGCTATACAGGCTCGATAGGTGATAGCTGCGGATCGCGGCACCGGGACGCGCTGCAACCCATACCCCCCGCGCCAGCATCGCCGTCTTGTGATGCTCGGCGATCTCGCACCCGCAGCCGCAGCAGATGTAGACGGCGGTCGCACTGTCTGGGTCCGTGCCAACAGCGCGCAATCCCGGGTCGCCCTCTTCCTCAGCCCACTGCAGCTCCTGGAAGTGCCCACATTCCGGACAAGGAACGTGGTACCGGCAACCGGTACCCATGTCGTACCGGGCCTCGATCAGCGAATGCCCCTTCCCTCGCTTGGGCGAACTGGTGACCAGCCGCTTGCGGGACGCGAAGGTGTCCTGCCGCTTCATCGCGATGGACAGCGGCTCGCCCTGGCCATCAACGTCCAGCGGGTAGTCGTCGATCTCGTCGGCGAACAGATAGCGGATCGGCATCGACGCCAGTCCGGCCGCGCTGTTCGCGCCGGTGATCACCAGCACGCCGCCCGGGAACTCTTTGAGCAACGTGGTGTTGCCGCTGTCCCGCGAGCGCGCGTCCCGCACCTTGCCGGACAGCACCGCGCACGATCGGATCATCGGCGCGATGCGTTGCTTCGAGTACCGCTTCGCCAGATCCACCGTGGGCTCGATCAGCAACACCGAGGCCGGCGTCTGATCGATGATCGAGCCGATCCAGTTGTTCCCGCTCTCCGACTTAGAGAGCTGCGTACCGAACATCAGCACGATTTCTTCGTGCGGTGAGCCGTCTGACAGATCCTCCAGAATCTGTCGCATGTACGGCGTCCGCTCGGTCCGCCAGGGGCCTGGCTCCGACGATGACCCACTCAGCAGGATCCGATGACGGTCAGCCCACTCATTGACCGGCAGGATCGGCGGGAGCACCAGGTGCTCGGCAAACAGATCCTCGACGAACGCCTGCGCCTCGCGGTCGTAGGAATCGAGATCGTCCACGTCAGTGCCCTTCGTCCACGCCCCGCGCCAACTCGCTCAGCGCATGCCGCAGTTCGCCGCGGATCAGCGCGCGGACCTTCGCGATGTCGGCTTCCGCAGCCAGCAGCGGCGCCAGTCGATCGGCCATCGAATCGAGCGATTCACGCACCTGCACGACCTTCGCCCGCAGCGACTTCCGCACGCTGCCCTTGTGGATCAGCTCACCGCGGCGCTCCTGCAGGTCGAGCTCGGCCAGATCCGCCAAGCGCTCCTCGCGACGCGCCCGAGCGTCCTGCCAGCGC